CCGAACTCACTCCGCGCGAAACGGCCGACATTTGGTCCGACTATGGGAAGAAAGCGGTGCTCAGTCAGGATGAACTCGATGTTGCGATGCGTGAAGCCAAGCGACTGCAAAAGGATCTGAACGCGCTCGACGATCTTTCGAAGGGCGAGCTACCGCTTCGTTCCGGTCTCCAACGCGATAAGCCGAGCCAGAGACATCGAGAATTGACGAGGTCGATCAATGAGCAGCTGAAGAAGCTTGGATGGAAATCCGAACGCGAGATTGATCCTGAAGAACAGTGGAAGACGACTCAGCAGGCGTTGCATACAAAACTGCGCAACCAAGTCGAGGACCTCGATCGACAGATTGAAGCCGGGGAGGGTCCGGCGCCGCGAGTCGAGAAACTTAAGAAGGCCTACGACGACGAGACGGTAGCGTTGATGGCCGAACGGGATCTGCTCAAGAGACAGCTGAATGATCCGATCGTACAGAACAAGGTCGAACTGAAGGCGCAGCTCGTGGAAGCTGAACGCAAGCTCTCAGAGGGCGATCTCGGCCGAGTCGACAAAAAGACTTTCCCGCCTGAGATCTATGACGACGCCGAGGCGACTCAGCTTCGCGCCAAGCTCAAAGACGCCCAAGGTAAACTATCCGATGCGCGCAACGAGCCGAAGGTGCAGGAGCGCCTGCGTGACCGCATTACCGATCTCCAGCGCCGGATCCGCGAACGAGACTTCAGCCAGGCGGTTCGTTCCGAAAAGGTCGCCACTCCAGAAACCAAAGCCCTTCGTGCCGAGCGCGACGAGTTGAACAGAACCTTCTCAGAGCTGCGTGGCCCGCGACATCTGACTCCTGACCAGCAAATAACAGCAACCGAAAAGGCTCTTGAGAAGTCGATCGAGAGGATGCGGAAGAACGCTCCAACTGCGGATAAGACAAAGATCTCGTCTCCCTGGACGAAGCGCATCGGCGAGATGCAAACAGAGCTCGATGCTCTTCGCGAAGCTCGCAGGCCCGAGATCGCGTTGAAGGGTTACAAGACACGCGTTCAGAAGTCGATCGATGAATACCAGCGCCAGCTGGACGAGAAGGATTTTGCGCCCAAACCGAAACGCGCACCGTTGAAGCTCGACGCCGAGGCAGACGCGTTGAAGACAAGACAGGGTGCTATCAAACGCCAGGTCGAGCGCGAGATGAATAAGCTGGACTGGGCTGGAAAGACGAAGACTCAAAAGGCGCTGGCCTACACTGCGGCCGGCGTGCGCGCGGGAGTCCTCAGCGGCGTCGGCGTAGTCGGCAAGATCGGATCTGCGCTCGCCCAAAGGCTGGCGCTCTCACCAATGGAGAACATTGCGGGTGAGGGTTGGAAGCGAATCCTTCCGAAGATTGCGGAGCAGGCTCCCAGGCACGGCGCCGGGATTAACTGGAGAGCGGAGGGCGAGGCTCTCAAGGGAGTCGTCCAAGGTGCTAAAGAGATGCCTCGAATGCTGATGACCGGCGAGACAGATCTAAGTCTCCAGCACGGCAAAGAGCATTCGACTGTTCCAGGCAAGATAGGTACGGTGCTCGCAATACCTGGGCGGATACACGCGGCCGAGAAGAACCTTGCCAAACACGCCGAATTCAATCGCTCGCTCCGTATGAATTTGGACTGGGTTCAGCGTCGAGGCTTTGACCCGAACGACCCGAACGTCAGAGCGGAATGCGAAAAGCGCGCCTATCGTGACTCCGAAGAAACCGTACTGTTAGGCGAGAACGCTTTCAGCAAGTCGTGGAGTCGAGCGGAAAGCGGCTGGTCGGATCAAGCGAAGAGCATTTCTCGCATCATTGCTCCCGTTCGAAAGGTGCCAGCGAACTACGTGGCGCAGACCGTTGGCGAATATCTGCTGGGCGTTCCGCGGGGCGCACTGCGAGCACTCCAAGCTCGCAAGCCGGGAATGCTGGAGAAGATGACCCCGGAAGAAGCCGACAAGACGATGCGTCTTTTGAATCGCGGAACGGTCGGATTGATTGCTGCTGCGATCGGCGGTGCGGGCGGAGCAAAGATTTTCGGCGGCTACTTCCAGAGAGGGGAGAAACAGGACGAAGACAAGCCGCATCCAGGCGACATAAAGATCGGACCGTTGACGATCTCGCACAGGTATTCACATAGCCCGACCGTCGAAGTAGCACAGGTCTTTGCCACGATGCGGCGTGAGTTCGATGAGGCGAGAGCGCAGGGGGACAGCTTCGGCGAGTCACTGAAGCAAGGTGCCTTGGGTGGTGGCGGCGCAAGCGCCAGGGGGTTGGGCCATCAGGTTCCCTTCCTCGGCCAGTATACCGACGTGGTCGAAGCGTTAGAGAGCGCCAAGAAGGTCGAGAACATACTGGGTAAGCTCGTCGCGGGGTGGGTCGAGCCGCAGATAATGAAGGAGTTCGCCGGCGTGATTGACCGAGAAGAGGCTGGCGCCCCAACCCGCAACCCATTCAAAGGCGAGCAGGTCAAGCGTAAGCCGGAGGGCTTTACGGAGCAGCTGAAGGCGGGCATCCCATTCGTCCGCGAATCCGTTGACCCGGCAACTCCAACCTGGGCGACTCGCGTATCCGCAGCCCCAGCGAAAACAACGCAGCCTCAACGTGTACAGGCCCAGCGCGTCCAGGCTCAACGCTGATGAGTACCGAAGCCCTCAAACTCACACTCGCCAACTTCTTCGAAGGCGCCCGCAAGATCCAAAACCGCACACACGATGCCTACGACGACTCCGACTGGGAGCGTTGGCTCCGCGATCTCTTTCCCTCCTACGTAACAGCTCCGTTTGCCGAGCGCCACAGAATTCACTGGGAATGGGCGTGGGAGTTGAAGCCGGGAGTCCGGCCCCTTCCTCTAATCGAAATCTTTGGGCGCGGCGGCGCGAAGAGCACGTCCGTGGAACTTCTCTGTCCTGCAATCGGCGCACGAAAAACCCGGAAGTATGCTGTCTACGTCTGCGGCGCGCAGGATCAGGCCGACGATCACTTGAAAACCGTCGAGTCAATGCTCGGCCTTCCCGAAGTAAAACACCACTATCCCGACCTGGCTCAGCGCGAATTAAATTCCTACGGTGACCCTAAAGCGTGGCGCCGCAACCGGCTATGGACCGCCCGCGGCCTGATAGTCGACGCTCTCGGGCTTGAGTCGAAATCCATTCGCGGATTGAAAGCCGAACAGCAGAGGCCCGACATCATATTTATGGACGACATCGACGCGCGCCACGACTCGCCCGATACGGTCGCCAAGAAAAAGCAGATGATCAAGGACACGCTCCTGCCGGCAGGTTCAAACGACTGCGCCGTTAACGGAGTACAAAACCTTATCCATAAGAACTCCATCTTCAGCGCGCTTCAGGAAAATGGCGGTGCGGACTTCCTGCTTGATCGAATTGTGAACGGACCGCATAGGGCAATCGAGGACTGGCCGGAGAAGCCAGTTCGCGGCGTCGACTACGAAATCAGAGGCATCAAGTATTTCACCCTGCGCGGTAAGCCGAGCTGGGAAGGTCAGAACATCGAGACCTGTCAAAACCAGATCAACACCTGGGGCTTTGGCTCGTTTATGCGCGAGGCTCAACACGCGGTAGACGTTGCCGAGTCCGGGAGTCTCTTTCCTATGTTCGATGAAAAGATTCACGTCATCTCCTGGTCGGAGTTCGCGGACTTCTACAAGAGCTATGACCCCGACGGCAATCCAATGATTCCGCTGCGCGGCGACGTGACCTGGTCTCAGGATTGGGGTACCACGCATCAGCATCCCTGTATGACCGGCTTTGGTTGGCGGCCGGCTCAAGAGATGCGGTTGAACGAATGCTTCTTCATCGTGGGAGAACTTGGGTTCCCTTCCACGATCTATAACCAGGCGGCGGTCGCCAACTGGATGCGTGCGAACATCGAAGCGGGAAGCCGAGAGGACGTAGAGGCCGTCGCGCCAACTCCGGTGGGAATGGCGATTGACGATTGGCTTCGAGAGCATCACATTGCCGTCGGTCGGATCAAGAACGCGGTGATGTCGCACGAAGCTTCCGCGGCGTGCAATACGTATCGCTCGCTTTCCAAGACGGCGCCAGGATATCGCGACTTGAAGGTCTCGAAGTGGAACGCAAAAGCGCAGGGCGGCGTCGAAGAGATTCAGGATTACTTGCTGGTGAGAGACAAGCTTCCGAGTGGCGTGCCGTTCAGGCATCCGTTCCGTCCGTGGATTATTGGTTGCCCAAGATTGTTTCTTGTGGTACAAGACGAACAGGTCGATAAAGCCAACATGGTTGATAGCCGTGGGCTCAAACGACTCAGGCAAGAGATCCCGGAGTACAAGAATCCGACAAGTCCTGGCGGCATCGAGGGACTGAAGCCCAAGAAGGGCCTCTTCGATGACGCGGTTGATTGGTTGAGAATGATGGCCGATGTTCACTGGCCCCGTTCTCAACGAAAGACACAGGAGCAGGAGGAAGACGACGAGATGCCGCCTGAGTTCAAGAGTGAGACTATCAACTCCCTCCCGCCGCTCGAACGAGAGCAAGCCAAATCAGATTCTTACTTTGCTCGCTTTGAAGCTCGCGCGAAGGTCAAGAGCAAGCACCCTGCTATTCAAAGCGCTCGACAGAGCATCTTGCAGAAATATAAGCCCCGCCGATAAGGAGAGATATGGGCAACAATTTACTGTTGAATTTGGGCGATGAAATTAGGGCGAAGTTCGGCTGCCGACTGGTGAACAAGTGCGCAAAACTCGGACTGACAGCGGCTGACGTGACAGGCCGCGCAACTCTGGCGGCGTTGATAGCTCAGATCGAAGTGCGAAAACTCTCGGCAGCGGTGAACATCGCGGACCGCGCTCCCTTCGATATGCTCAAGCGCGAAGTCGCGTGGCTTCAGGAGGTCGGAATACCATCCGGCAAGTTCACCAACGCAGTAATCAACGCTCTCACGACGGTCAACACAGCAGCTGCGGCGACTGATCTTCGCGAGAATTTCTACCAGATGATTCAGTCCGACACGACCTTCGACAAGACACTCCAGGACTACGCAGAGTTCGCGAGCGGCTCGAACGTTTACTGACAACCGATGACCTTTCGCCAGTTCATAGCGCGACTGTTCACGCCTCGCAGGAGCTTCGCCTTCCGCGAGATGGAGCGGTCGCGCAACGATCTGCAAACCCGGCTCGATACTTCTCAGGCTGAAGTCAAACGGCTGGTGAACTACATCGCGATCTTCCAGGCCCGCATCCCGGCGATCTTCCCCGCCTCTCCTGAAAAGGACCCCGTTGCTGCCCAAATCAATAAGACCTCGACACCGTTCACCGGCCTTCAGCGTCCGCCGAATAGAAGCGACCTCGACAAGAAGTACACGAACCAGATGAAAGAGGAGATGGGCATTGTCCCTTCGGGTCGACTAACAGACGAGGACGAGAAGGACCCGAAGGAATACGTTGAAG